CTGAGGAGATGGCTGAGGAGTCAAAGCCTGAGTCTGAGGAGATGGCTGAGGAGCCAAAGGCTGAGAAGCTCGGTTATGACAGCGACAAGGAGCGCAAGATGAGCGAGGAGGTTAAGCTCAGCGAGACAGCAGAGCCCAACCTGCTCAGCGAGGTCATGCAGCTCCGCGCCCAAAACCAAAAGCTCAGCGAGCGCCTTGAGGTCATTGAGACTGAGAAGCGTGAGGTTGAGCGCCGTGAGGCTGTCAGCTCACTTCTCCGTGAGGGCAAGGTTGCCCCCGCTGAGCAGAGCGCAGCTGAGCGCGCTTGGGACGTTCGTGAGAACATGCCTGAGTTCTGGAAGATGTTCTCGGAGCGCCCCGCTTCAAGCGCGGTTCCCCTCGCTGAGATTGGCCACGGCGCCAGCGGTGAGGAGCTTAATAAGGCCACCCTTGCTGAGAAGGTCAAGGCCCTCGCGGCTGAGAAGAATCTGAGCTTTAGCGAGGCGCTTGTCGCGTTCCGCGAGAGCAACCCTGATCAATACAATTCTGTGTTCAACTAAGGAGAGACTGACATGAACAATCAGATCATCAAGTCATTCATCTGTGCGTCTGCCGTGACTGAGTTCGCGTTGGTCGCTATCGACAGCGCTGGTAAGGTCGCAATCGCAACCGACCCCACCGCTAACACCATCATTGGCGTGGCTCAGCGTGGCGCTGAGGCGGGCGAGCCTGTTGACGTTGTCATCAGTGGCGAGACTCGCGTCATCGCCAACGGCTCACTCACCCTCACCTCAGCCACCGTCCTCGCGGTCGCGGCTGATGGTGAGGTTCAGGCCGCAGCGTCAACCCACTATCCCGTTGGCTTCACCCTGCCCAACATCAATCAGACCTCAGCAGCCGCTAATGAGCAGATTCTCATCTGCTTCAGCCGTGGCCTTGCTCCACTTGCTTAAGTAGGAGGTGATCCAAAATGGCTAGCTCATATCGTAATATTCACCCAGTTGATGAGATCCTCTCCAACCTTGTTGCTGAGGCTGTGCCTTCAGATGCTCAGCTTATCTCTGATAAGGTCTGCGAGAACATCAATGTCCCTCAGCGCAGCGGGACGCTCCTCCTCGAGACGAGCCGCAACTTCATGGGCGCTGGCGCGGGCCTCGACCTTGAGCGCGCTCCAGGTGCTTCACGCGCTCGTATCGGTGGCTTCGACCGCTCAAGCCTCACCTATCGCTGTGAGCTCTACTCAGCGCAGGACGGGATCGCGATGGAGGACATCATCGACTCTCAGTACCCAGGTTCTGAGGAGGCGCGGATCGTCAAGAAGGTCGCTCGCGTCATGAAGCTCGCTAAGGAGAAGCGCGCTGCTGATACGCTCTTTGATGGCGCCAACTTCAACACCGCGACTAGCACCGCTCAGTTTGGTGGGAAGTTTGACGTGGCGGGCGCTGAGCCTCTCAGCTACCTCCATGAGCTCAAGGACGTTGTGTTTGAGAACGCTCACGGCCTCAACGCTGACACCCTCATTCTTGGCCGTCAGGTCTTCCGCAGCCTCGCCCGCTCAGGTGAGCTCCGTGGCTTCTTCGGTGACAGCTCACAGGGTGTGGCTAGTGGCGCTCGCGTCCTCAATGATGAGGTTGTCCTCAGCGTCCTCCGTGACGTCCTCGGCATCCCCAACATCCTCGTTGGCGCGGCTCGTCAAGACACCGCTGTCCCTGGCGCGTCTAGCTCTGAGAGCTACATCTGGACGGGTGATAGTATCTTCATGGGTATCCTCCACGGTGCTGATGCTGTTCAGTCTCGCTCCGGCGTTCGCATGATGCCTGTGGCTGCTGCCAACATGGTCTTTGAGACGATGAAGGCGGGCCAGTATGACGAGCTCGACATGACACGCCGCAACGTGTGGGCTGACGAGTCACAGAAGTTCCAGGTCATTGACGGGAACCTTGGCTTTGTCCTCACCGACTGTCTCTAAGAGGTCAAGTGATCTGCTCATGTGGACGCACCCACGCCGCCCTGCTTGCTGAGAGAGTTGACGCTGATAAGAAGGCGATTGACGATCTCAGCAGACAGGCGGGTGCTATCCGTGGGCCAATCCAAGAGCTGATCAAGGCCAAGATCGCTGAACTTAAAGCAGAGTACAGCGCAGAGACAAGGATGAAGCGGGCGCTCGCCCGCGCTCAGCGTGAGCTTGTAGGCAACCTCAAGGCTGCCCTCGATCTCACCTCCGCTGAGCAGCTCCTCCTTCTGCCCCGTGACCAACTGAGTGAGCTCATCCTCACAGGTGGTCTTGGCTTGGCGATTGAGGACTTCATAGACGCTCAAGCGTCAATTACTGAGGCGGCGATGGACACCATTCAGGTGATTGTGTCGGGCGCTTCTATTGGTGACGTTCCTGACGTTGTGGCTGTTGGTATGGCCGCAGCGGATAACGTGTTCCAAGACGTGATTCTCCCTGACGCGCTCAGCGCGGTGAGGACAGCGCTTCAAGGGATCACTGTGGACGTCCCCATTAATCAAGCCATGAGTGGACTATCTCAGCGGCTTGAGCAATCTACAGGGCGCCAGCTCACAGTTGTGAGGACTGAACTCGCCCAGTATGGGCGAACCATCACGGCCAAAGCGGCTGAGGTCTATGACCTCGACCTCTACCTATACACAGGCCCCAAGGATGGGATCACTCGCGGCTTCTGTCGCGCTCTGATTAACTTGGTGGTCGATGAGAGACAGATGAGGCGGCTCAACAATGGTCAAGGGTTGCCTGTCAAAACAAGCGGCGGCGGTTATAACTGCCGACACTCTTGGAGCCCTGTGACTCAGGACTTTGTAGACGCCGCGAACCTCACTAGAGCAAGAGCTCAAGACATAACCAAAGCCAACGGAGCCGCGCCATGATCAAAGCTGTTACAGGTCAGTCGAGAGTCTTTGAGTGGGTAGCACCTGGGCCATTGAGCGCAGCGCCTAGCTTGACGGTGGGGAGCTCCTCACCTGTGACCCTCACTCAGACAAGAGCAGACGCAACCGTCAGCGCCATTGGTAATGACAGGAGGACGCTCACCGTCAACTCACAGGCGAGCGCGCTCCAAGCTGATCAGCTCAAGGCTTATCTCGTCACTGATGGGGATAGCATCTACAGCGTGACCGTGGTGAGGATGGTTGGGACAACCGCCATCCTAGCTGAGCCGCTCCCCCGCGAGATCGACCTCAGCGTGAGCGCCTCGCTTGTCTTTGGGATGTACTATGGGACGATCCCCACAGCCATCACCAACGTCACTGGGCACTATCCTTGGACGGTGAGCTATTCCCATGACCTTGGTCAGCAGACCGCGCCAAAGCTTGAGAAGGGGCTCCTCAAGGTCACGCCTCGACCCTTTGACACGGGGCTGAGTCATGATGAGCTTGTCAGTCAATTCCCTCAACTGGCTGACATGGTTCCACGCCGTCAAAGCTCCTTCGCTCCTCAGATCGAGGCCGCGCTTCAAGAGCTCATCCTTGTTATCCGTGACCATCTCAAAGATGAGCCTGACGTGACTGAGGATGAGGTGTTCAACGCTCACAGCTTCCAGAATGCTCACGCCTACTGTACAGCGGCTCGGGTTTACGAGATGATCAATCAGCTCGACACGGCCGCCGCCATGCGTGAGCGCTGTATGGAGCTCATGGATATTAGCTTGAGGAGCTTGGCTCTAGACCGCGATGGTGACAACGTGGTGGATGAGGGTGAGCTAGATGTTGCTAAGAAGGGCGGGAGCTATCGCGACCTCAGAGCCTCTTGGCGCTCTTACTCAAAGACTCAATATGATCAGAGCTTCACCCCCACGAGAGGCATGAGGCACTAGTCATGGGCGCCAAGGTCAAGCTCAATCTCCCCTCATCTCTGTGGACTGCTAAGGACTCAGCGCGCTTGGCTGCTGACACCTTGGCGGCGATCAAGTTGAGGACGAGCAAGGGCATTGACGCCAATGGATCGCCCTTTATCGACTACTCAACACGGCCTTTATATGTTTCTTATCGAGGCGCCAGGCTGAAGCCAAAGGGCGGGCGAGTATCGAGGACAGGGCTGAGTGTCTATTACAAGGATGGCTACAAGCAATATAAGGTTGAGAGTCGCCGCATGGGTCGAGGCTCCAGCGCGCTTGTTGATCTTGTCCTCAGCGGAACGCTCATGAACAATCTTGTCATCCTCCACGCTGACGCTCAGCGCTTCATCATTGGGCTCACTCAACACGTTCGCCATTATGGCTATGAGGTCAACAATGATCGTGAGTTCCTTGGCCTATCTCAGCGTGACGTGAATGTGTTAGTCTCAGCGGTACAAAAGAACATAGCCCGCAAGATTCAAGGAGGGCGCTCATGAGCCAAGGCATCTTCTCAGCGCTCGACTATCTAGAAGGCCAGATTGAGGCCACGCTCCCCAAGACTGACAGCCATCATGGCTTTGTCTCAATCAACAGCTCAGGGAGAGTGGGGCCGCTTGAGTCTCATCAGCACACCAACCGCTTCTTTGAGCTCCGCCTAGATACCTTTGGAATTGATGACGGGGAGGCGGGGATCAGCGGGAGGCGGCGCGCCACCGTGACCCTTCGCGTCAGATATGACATTGGTGAGACTCACTTCATGGAGCGCATGATCGCGGAGGATGCGGCGGCTCTCCTCGTCACCTTGAAGGGGCCTCAATACGATCTCGCCAATACAGGGATCGTCAGCTTGATCCCAGGTGACCCCACCACGGAGCCAATCCTTGACCCCACAACTGAGGCGCTCGCCTTGGTTCTTTCATTCCCCTTTGATCTGCTTTACTTGGAGGCATTATGAGCGTCACTCATAGAACTCTCAGCGTGGCGGTGGAGTCATCATTTGGCTCACTCAGCGCTTCAACAGGGCTGCCTGATAACAGTGGCCTCACCTTCACCTCTATCCCTTGCGAGCGTGACCCAATCATCATCTATGGTGACGTGGTTGTCTCAGAGCGTAATGACGCCCGCGATGGGACTTATGGGAACGCCCCTGAGCCTGACACGGTTTGGAGTGGTGGCTCGCGTGTTCGACGCCGCACAGGTCAGGTGAATCTCCGTGTTGACCTCACCACCATTGGGACGGCCTCAACCAACTATAACAGTAACTATCTTGGTTATCTGCTGGGTGGTGGCTTCCTCCGTCAGTTGGCGGGGATCAATAGTGACACCGTGGCCTCAGCCATTGACGTCAACACGTTCACACCCACAGCGACGAGCACAGACTACTCTGTGGGGAGCTTGATTGGTGTTGGGCCTATCAATGGGCGCGCTGAGTATAGCGCGGTGACTGATGATGACGTGAGCGGGAACGTGACTGTGAGCCCCGCCTTCTCAAGTGACACGAGCGGCCAAGCTGTCTATCTCTTGGAGAATTGGTTTCCCGCTCAGCGTGGAGACATGGGCTCAACTGCTCACTCGCTCAGCTTCCGTGTTGATGGCGTTGACTTCCGCTCATACGCTTATGGCTGCCGCCTTGAGACATTGTCTCTGACCCTCGACAATGGGCGCGTCATGGCTGATCTCACCTATCAAGCGGCGCTCATCCAAGACGATCATGGGAACGCCGTTGGGCCTATCGAGCCAGTCTACAACTCAGGGGCTCCCTGCTTCTTCCGTGGCAGCTATGCGGTCATCTCAAGCGGCTCACCGACCTCGACCACGGACGCCTCCACCGGTGACACCTTGGGGCGCATCGCCCTTGATGTGGATGAGTTCACCCTCACCGTCACCAACACGCTCACCCCCAAGGGCCACTCAAATAGCATCCTTGCCATGAGTGACATGGAGGTGAGTGACGTGGACGTGGAGCTCAGCCTCACGCTCTCCAATGTCAATACCACGATCAATGATGACTTCTTCAATCGGACGCTCCGCCAAGTCTTGATTGGCTTTGGCCCATTGGCGAGCGGTCAGGGTGGCGCCTTCATGCTCCCCGCAGCCTACCTCACCGCTGATCCATCCAAGTATGATCCAAGCGGGAATGACATTGTGCGCCAGCAACTCACCTACAAGCAAGCGCGCTTTGGTGGTGATATTGCTGACACAGGCAAGGCATACAACACGCCCTTCCGCTTGGCTCTTGGGAAAGGTGTTTAATCATGGCGCTCTCATTCCTCCCAGACTCTGACTTGACCCTTGACGTGGTTGTCACCTGTGACCCTGCGGTGGTCGCGACTGATGAGCAGGCTCAAGCCTACCTCCTCAGCGGTGATGTGAATGACTTGGGAGGACATGAGGGGGCCACGATCTTCACCTTGAAGGCGCTCTCACCTAGTGACCGCGAGGCGGCTGAGGTCAAGGCGGGAGCTTACACCCGCTCTGAGCTTGGTCGGATGCTGTGGGTGGAAGCACCTGAGGAGCCAAAGGCCAAGGCGCGCTGGCATCATGAACTCGCTGAGGATGAGCGTGAGGCGCTCGCCCTATATCAGAGCTATCTCAACAAGGTCTTTGTGGAGATGGTCAATGTGGCGCTGATCAAGATTGACGGCGAGGAGGCCAAGGGCAAGGTCGATCTGATCAAGCCTGAGTCTCACCGCCTTCAAGTCATCAGCGAGCTCGTCCAACACATCCAGCGGATGAGCCTCTTAGGCCAAGCGGGAAAATAGCGCTCGCCTCCTCTGTTTGGCTCGCCAACAGTGGAGGCCGAGGATGGAGCTGTGATCAATGCAAGGCGCGCCCTGCATTGAGGCGGCAGCGTGGGAACTGTGGCGGCCCCTTCCGTGAGGGGCTCCCCCTCGCTCAGCGAGATGAGCGGGGGCTCTTTGTGCCAGGCTATCGAGTGGCCCCAAACTGTGGCGGGAGCTTCTCTGACCTTGAGGTGAGGCGCTGCCCTATTGCTGACGCCAACCGCTTGGCCTCATTGATTGATGTATATCACCGACATAGGCAAGGGCTCAGCTCCATTGAATCTAGCTATCCGCGCCCAACCTGTGCAATCATTGAAGCGCTTGACGTGCTACATCACAACACTGAGGAGCTGTTGATGAGGCAAAGAGAGCAAGCAATACAGGAGGCCCAACATGGCTGAGAATACCATTGAGATTGAAGTTGAACTCAAAGGTCAAAAGGACGTCACCAAACAGCTAGACAGCCTCAAGAGTGGGGCCAAGGACGTGGGCGAGGGCTTTAAGGGTGTCACCTCGATCATGGACAAGAGCTCGTCACAGATTGGCGAGGGCCTCTCCACCATGACTGACGCCGTGGGCTCCTCAGTTGATGCAATCGCAAGCCTCAAGGATGGGGTGGCCCAGCTAGGCTCAGGAGGGGTGGCGAGCTTTACTAGCCTCATTGGCCCCATTGGGCTTGTCACGGGTGCGGTGGCTGCGCTTTGGCAAGGCTACCGACAGCTCAGCGGGGCGGCGGCTGAGGCTGAGGCGCGCCAAGAGGCGATGGCGGCGGCCTCCGCTGACTTCATCTCTAAGCTTGAGGCGCTCGCTGAGGGTGGAGTCGTCCCCACCACCAAGGCGCTCCTTGACTTCAGCAAGGTCACGCTCCAGAGCCAAGTGAGCAAGGAGCTGCTTCAACGAGCGGTTGAGAAGGCCAAGCCTCAGATGGAAGCCTACACCACCGCGATGGAGGCACTGGCCAAAGCTCAGCGAGAATATAACGCTCTTAAGGCCAAGGGCCTGAAGCTTACAGAGGAGGGCATGGAGGCGAGTAAGCGGTTGACGCGAGCTGAGGTCGAACTTATCAAGGCAAAAGGCGCTTATGAGGAGCGGCTCAGGAAACTAGAGGGGCCACTCCAAGAGAACCTCAAGCTAATCGCTGCGGCAGCGGAGCAAGAGAAGAAGCTTGAGGAGAACACCACCGACAACCTCAAGGCTAAGGTCAAGGAGCAAGCTGAGCGCCTCAAGGTCTTACAGATAGCTGAACAGGAGCTATACACCAAGGATCAACTCGTCCTCACCACAGCTAAGGAGCAGATTGAGTTTGAGGCGGCCCAGGTGGCCCGTAGGTCTGAGGACATGAGCCGCCAAGAGCTTATCAAGACCGTCAACGACCAACGCGAGGCGATCCGCCTCTTGGGCAAAGAGGACTATGAGATCAGAGCGCTCTCAGCCAAATCAAGGCGGGCCTTTGCTGACGCTGACAAGAAGCTAGCTGAGGAGGAGCTCAAGCGGGGCCAAGCAATCGCCCGCGCTCGCGAGCAAGCCCAACGCACTGAGGCTTCACGCCAGATGATGCTCGACTCACAGCTCCGCCAACTCAATATTAAGCTCACCAAGGAGGGAGATGACGAGCTCCTCGCCTTGGCTCGCGAGCGCTATGAGACAGGGCGCCAGCTCGCCAAGGATGACGCCACAGCGCGGGCCATTGTTGAGAAGCAGTATCAGCTTGAGACAACCGCCATCATGGACGCCGCTGAGGAGAAGGAGATGGCTCGCCTTGACCGCTTGGACAAGGAGAGAATGGAGCGCCTCAAGAAGCAGGTGGCAGATGAGCAAGCGCTGAGAGAGAAGGCGCTGAGAGAACAGCAGGAGCTCATTGAGACGCTCAGCGATTCTATTGAAAAGTATGGCGAGGGCCTAGCTCAAGCAGGTGTGGCCTCCCTCCTCTTTGGCGAGGGATTCAAGGCGGCTGCGGGTGAGGTGCTCAAAGGCTTGGCGATTGAGTCAGGGGTGAGGGCGCTCATGGAGACAGCCAAGGGCTTTGCCATGCTGTTCATCAATCCCGCTGACTCAGCGGCGGCCTTCAAGAGCGCGGGGCTATATGCTGCGGCTGCGGGAGCGGCTCGCGCTGGAGCGGGAGCGCTTGGCGTTGGTGGCGGTGGCGGTGGTGGGACTACAGCATCACCAAGCGGAGCTCCTCAAGTGGCCTCGACCCCTGAGAGGGAGAGCGCCCAATCTGAGGCGATGGTGTTCAATATTAACTTTGGCGGCGCGGTGATCTATGACACTAGGCGAGCGGCTGAGGTGGCGCTTGCAGACAGGATCACACGCCTACAGAATGCAGGGCGGCGCGGCGCGCCAATGAGGAGGAACTGATGCCTTACAATACACCCGCTCCGAACTTCGCGCTCTTGGCTGCCTTTGACGCTCGCGATTGGGCAGGGGTTGACGTTGTGACCTATGCAGGGGTCAACGTGAGCCTCCCCTCATACGCTACAGGCGCGGGGGTCTATGAGGATGGGCTCTACTTCCTCAACGGTCGAGGCGTGGGCGATACCACTCCCACCTATGCGCCAGGCACCCTCAGCGATGCGCTCAACTCTGTGGCTACCTTCAACACCACATGGAGCGTGAGCCTCACCGCTGACGATAAGGTCAAGATCACTTCTGACGGCATCTTCAGAGTCACCAACTTAGGCGCTGATGAGCTGGGTTTGGGGGTGGCCACGGCGGTGGTAGATGGAGCCAATTATAGTGTGACCGCCTCTAATGATTGGATTCGCGGAATCTTCCTCAGCCCAGAGTATCGCTTTGACAACTTGTTGGGGACGAACTTTGACGCCTTCAGAGTGAACAGCGATCAATGGCCCGCTCAAGATGTGGTCTGTGCCTTACGCGAGCGCGGCTCTGCTGACCTTGATGACCTCGCCCCCACGGATTGCCTCGAGGAGCTCATCAGAGATCAGAGCGGTCAAGAGATCAGGATCATCCTCAATGATGAGGGTCATGTTGACGTATTCTATGAGGGAAGCTTCACTTGGCTCTCAACAAGCTTCCGCGACCGCTTAGGCTTCTCAGGTGATGAGGTGCCAGACACCACCACCTATGGCGGGAACGTCAACAGGCTCACCGCTGACTATCCCCTCCCTGGCGCGCTGTTCCCAACACGGCCCTATCAGAATCATCATTACGCTGTGGACAGCGTGACAGAGGCGCGGCGTAAAATCGGCGGAGGCTATACAGCCAACCTCATTGGCACATACACCACGAGCGCGCTGAGCTTCGACCTTGACGCCCTCCTTGATCAGCGTGACCTCTATCGCCACTTCACAGACGCCTTTATCCCATACGCCCCCAATGGTGAGCGGGTGAACTTCTATCAAGGGTGGGGTGACTCAAGGCGATCGCTGAGGTCAGCCTTGGTGACGAGCTCCCAAGCGGCCTATGACCTTATCTACACCTCAGAGGACAATGGCGATCAAGGGCGGCTCCGTTGCTCGATTGTGACCGCTGCCTATGATCTCGCCTTTGGCAACCTCAAGCGGCGCGTCCCTGTTCAAATGAGACTGGAGCACCTATGAGCAACAGCTTCACATCACCGCCCACGCTCGCTGATGAGACAACCGTGGTGGCGGGTCAACCTATCGGTGAGGGCGCTGTGACCCTCATGAGCGAAACCGCCAATTATCTTTGGTCAACGGGTGGAACTCACAACTGTTTGAGCCAAGCGTGGGCGGAGGGTCAATTCACTCAGAAGGGGCTTACCTATCAGCCGATGGTTGAGTATGTCATCCCCATCTTGAGCCGTGACCACTACGACCTCCACATTCATTTCATCGCGCTTGGCCCAGGTGGGGTCAGGTCAACGCTGACCATTGGGGCTAGCTCCTACACAGATGAGGTGTTGAGCACAGGCTCAGGGCCTCACGTCATTGAGAGCACAATCACCGTCACCTCAACGCCCTCTCAATCTTATGGGGTGCTCTCAATTGAGGTGAAGCATACAGCGGGAACGCCCAATCATCATGAGCTCAGAAGCTTAGCAGCGCATTGGGTCGCTAAGGCTTCACCTGTCAGCACGGGGGCTCAAGCTGATGGGCTCCTCAACACCTTCACGCCCTTTGGGATCAATCGCGTGGGGAATGACTACCCGCTGAGCTCGAGGTGGGGTGTCAACATGTTGGAGAATATTGAGACGCTGAGGCGGCGCCCAATGGTGTACGCCTCTTGGAGTGGTGTGGACAACCTCAACGCCGCGCCAACAAGCGACACAGACCCAGCGCCCGCTCTCTATATTGGGGTTGGTGATATGGAGGTTCTTTACTCTCCCGTTTATATCCCTCATGAGGCGTTTGAGGGTGGTAACTTCTACACCATCAAGGTCTGGCTCAACGTGGTGAATATTGGCCTAGTGGACAGCTCAGTCACCTATGTCATCATGGGCCAAGAGATCACCGTGACCGCCAACGGCTGGAGCTCCTATGATATTGAGGTGAGGCCCGACCAAGATGAGGACATGAGCCAAGCCTTCAATCTGAGCATCTATCGAGCGGGCTTTGAGAATGACCAAGAGAATTGGTCGAGCTTGGTGAGCATCTCACGGAACGCCACCAATGCGCCCAATTTGCCCTACATTAAGGGCTTTGTGATGTGGGGGATTTAACATGGCCACGCCTACCAATTTTCAGCCGCTTCCCTCAGCTCGCTCAGCCTATAACGGCGTGGTGACCTTGGGAGCTCCTGTGGCCCAAATGGCTATGGCGCTCAAGCAGCTCAACCAAGTCAAGTTCAGATCAGCGGGCTTCTATCATGTAGGCCACTCGACTTGGACAGATTACAGCCTCTTGAATTACACAAAGGGCGCTTATGAGAAGAACTGGATTGGCTCGCCTAGCAAGGGCGCGACTGAGGAGTATGACCTGTTCTACTTCAGCCAGCCCACCTCCCAATGGATTGGGGTTGAGGTGCTGTATGGCTTACGCACAGCCAACACCTCAGACCTCAGCAATCCAGGCATCTTGCTAGAGCTGTATGAGATCAGCGGCGGCGCGGTGGGGACAAAGATTGATGAGGGCTGCCAATTCATCTATCCAACGCACCTCCAAGCCTCAGCTCGCGGGGACGCTGTGCAGGTCAACCGCTCCAACACAGGCGCTAGGCTTTACACCTTCCCAAGCGGTGGGCTGTCAGCGCCTACTCCACCTCGCCCGCTCTATATCCCGCCAGCCAATCGCGGTGATGAGCTCGTCCTCAGAGTGACCGCTGAGGAGGTGGTGATCTATGCGGTTCATCTCTTTGACCTATTCGTGGAGGCATAATGAGCATCACAGACGATAGAGCGCGGCGCGTCTTTGCGCTTGAGGTGGCGGGGCTCCCTGTCCGTTATGTGTCAGGCTCATTCAACGCGAGCTCCTCTAACCTCGCCTCAGAGATCGTGAGCGGGATAAGCTATGAGGACGTTGAGGGGGTTTACAGCGTAGGCGCTTACGCTGCCAACCTCGACCCAAGCGGAGGGGTGGCGAGTTACTCACCTATCTCAATCACGCTCTACAGCGACAGGGTGAGAGGGGGAGCCAATGACCCCTCAGTCATCTTTGGGCGCTGTGGCGCTAGGGCCTCCGCTCCCTTTAGGGCTCAGATCACTTCTGAGCTGGAGTATGTGACCGACAGCGGGACGCTTGACATTGACACCACGGTGAGCGGTGTCACCTATCCCGCACTCTTTCACATTGGCGCTGAGACGCTCAAGGTGACAGGCGTGACCGCTATCGCGGGCGGGGATCGCCTCACGGTGAGTGATAGGGCAGTGGGGAGCTCCCAACGTCAAGCCCACCTCATCACCCAAGGTGGAACCAATGTCCCTGAGGTCAGCACCGCCATCACCACCTTTAGAGGGCGGCGCGCTTCGCTGTGGGTAGCCCAAGAGCTCCCTGGCGGGACGCTCACCGACTTCACTCAGATCGTCAATGGCTTCCTCGATAGCTCACCCATCGTGGAGGAGGGTGGCACAGTCAGCCTCAGCCTCACCCCAATCATCGCGCTCTTAGATGGAGAGATCACAGAGCGGGGACGTAACTCCACCAAGCTCCTTCAAGACTTCCACTATTACACAGGGCGCGAGGGAAGCTACTTGGAGTGGGCCACCTACCTCAAGGACGGCGGCTCAGACTACTACATTGAGCGCGCTTCAATCACGGCCAACACCTTCCAGATGAGCTTCAATCAGCCTGATGAGCTCGATCATTTTTGGATTCAAGGCCCAAATGGCGTGGAGCCTATCGCTGAGCGCAATCATCCACGTTATCCCCGCCTTGAGGGGCGCTATGAGAACTCCACGGAGCAGGTGTTTTATCCTGTCACAAGGAGTGGAACCTTCGTCAACTATGACTCCACGATTAGCAGCTACAACACGTCAGGGACCTCGACCTATATCCCCGTGAGGACTAACTCACAGGCTGAGGTGAAACAGGTCGAGCTTGGCGCGGGTGAGGTCAAACAATGGCCTGAGGTGGTAGTTGAGGAGCTCAACAATCAGAGCGCAGCTCTCACAGGCTATGATGGATCATGGGCGCGGTGGCAGATTGGCGATAATAACACCATTATTGTCACCTCCAATGGCGATCCTGGAGGCGTGAGGCCAAGGGTGCTCCTCACTCAAGGCTCTTACAGCGGCTTGACGTGGGATGATGGCGCCGCCTTTGGGGCGCTCCATTGGACTGCTGATGGGCCACGGAATCCGCTTTGGCTGCGGTATCGCCTTTGGTACCCCATTGACATCCGCCCTGTGGATAGCGAGGCCCTTTTCCCTGAAGACCCACGCACAGGTCAGCGGCGCGCTTCCTTCCAGCGTATCTTCAGCTGTCCCGACAATCAGAGCCAGCGCCCCATTGGCTACAACTTCAGAGGTATCGCCCGCAGCTATTACCAATGGAGGGAGCTCGTCATGTTGGTCGAGGACTCCCTTGGCCTCCCTGCGACCGCCACAGCGGGCGAGAGCTACGACATACAAATCAAGTATGTTGATCGCCGCGATGAGGAGACTAAGTTTCAATGGATCAAGGCCACTCACCAAACGAGCGCCACCTATGACGGCTCAACGGTGGGCTATGTGATCCACCTCGACCCCGCTCAAGATTGGGACTTGGTGAGCAGCTTTGGCGATTGGCCCGACCTTGACCGCGCTGAGATATTTGGGGGCGCGATCTTTGACCGTGAGCGCCCAGGCGAGATCATGCTCAAGCTCTTACAGAGCGGCGGCGGCGATGCCAAGCTTGGAACCTATGACGTTTACTCCATAGGCTTGGCGATCCCCTCGACAGAGATTGATGAGGCGAGCTTCCTCACCTATGACGCCGCGAGCGCCTTCACCTTCAGCGGGGCCATCAGCGGCGATGGGGTGAAGGTTCGTGACGTGATTGACTCCATGCTCAAGGCGATGAGCTGCGCTCTGATCATGAAGCGTGACATGAATGGGCGCTCCCTCATCACTCTCCAACCGCTTGGCGCTGAGCGCTCCGCTGACGTGACCGCCAACATCAGCGCGGGGGATTGGCTCTCTGATCAGCCGCCCACATGGAGCATCTATGAGGACGTAGTGACTCAGACCGTGGTGAGGTTCAATTGGGACACGGAGGAGGGGAGCTTTGGCTCAGAGTCCACCTTCAACAATCAAGAGGCGATCAACCGCTATGGTGGCGAGCGCTCCAAGACTACCCTTGACCTATATGGGCTCACTACTCGCGATCTAGGGGACAGCGTGGGAGATACGCTGGGTTATTTCCTCCCCGTGGTGGCTCGTCAATGGAACCTCCTCAGCAATCCGTTGAGGTTGTGGCGGGGCTCGATTGGTACAGGTCAGAGCCTCCTCCTTGACGTGGGCGCTTATGTCCAGGTGAGCTCCCCGCTGCTCAAGGGCTATGGGGATGAGTGGGGCGTGACGGATGAGGTGGGGATGATCCAAGCCATGACCCAAGAGCTCATGGGTGAAGGCGCCCAGCTTGAGATTATCAGCACAGGGACAAGGCCCGTGGCGTGGAACGCCTCCGCTGATGTGACCGCCATCACCTCGACCACAGAGTTGGAGGTGGCGGCGAACTCTTACAGCGACAGCTCAACGGATGACGTGAGCTTCTTCGAGGCGGGTGACGTGGTGGATTATCTTCCAAGAGGAGATGAGGACAACGCCATCACAGGGCTGACGATTGACAGCATCTCAGGGAATATCATTACTTTCACAGGCGCTCACGGTGTCACCGTCACAGGCGGAACCTTGGAGCCTACCATCTACACAAGCGCGAGCGCTCACCATAAGGCTGACGCTTATCTCGCTAGCAACACAAGCCCCCCCGTGTTAGGCTCAAGCACAGAGGCCCAGAGGTATTCATAAATGAGTAAGACCAAGGCACAGCTCGAAGCAGAGAACAAAGAGCTCAAGCTCATGGTGGCTGACATCAAGGAGAGTTATGAGCATGAGCTGAGGCGTCTCCATCGCTCGATCTCTCAAATGGGCCTCGACCTCAAAGCGCTTGAGGTGGACAGCCGCCCTGAGCGTAGCGTGTATGCTTGCCCCCAAAGTGAGGAGGCGCTCAAGCGCGCTCAAGCTGAGTGGGAGCGGAACGTCACAGAGCCCAACTATGGGGGCGATTGGCAGCGGATCAATACCTACATCAAGAGCTCTGAGGGCTTGGGGTGGTCATGGGAAGATGACTACACACGCAACGGCCAATTCTCTTGGTGTGGCGCCTTCGTGGCCTTCGCTTATGGGCGCTCTGTGTTGCCCTCGATCCGCAAGAAGATTTTCCCCTCCTGCTATCGCATGTGGGCGAATTGGGGCAAGACCTCCCGCTGTCGCGATGGGGAGCTCCCCGCCCCTGGAGATATTGTGACCGTGTTCACCTCAGATGAGCACTCACCCGCCCAAGGGAACCATATTGTGTTGGTGGCGAGCGCTCCCGATGACATGGGGCTGTTTGATACCATTGAGGGCAACGCTCACGGCGAGGGGCCTGAGGGGAGGATTGAAGGTGTTATCAAGCGTCAGCGGTCAATGGACAGCGTGGCTCACATTTATCGTTTACTCTCAGAGGACTTCGAGGACTAACAATGGCTCGTTTAAAAGTACAAGACCCAATCATCAGCGGCTCAGTCCGTGGCTCCATTGACCTCAGCGGCGTCTCCAACACCGATTGGAATGACCTCACAAGCGCTGACTTCATCGACACCACCACAGGCTCAGCCTGTGCCAGCGGCCTCAAGTTTGAGTGGATTGGCTTCACCAATGAGGGCTCTGATGTGATGTTCATTAAGTATCGCGCCCGCACCCTCGCGAGTGATCCCACCACCAATGAGATCACGGTGGGCCAAATCTTCTCAGATGATCTTGGGACGCTGAGAACCCCCATCTCAACTATTGCCTACAAGAAGAACAGCGCCGCCGACACCGTGAGGGTCATCGCGGGCTTTAGCGCTATCTAAGGAGCTCCACCATGTCAGTTTTATTCCTCCCCCCATCAGCTGGCGCCGCTTCAGTCCCTGACGCAACAGAGACAACAGCGGGGAAGATTCGGATTGCCACTTCAGCAGAGGCCACAGCGGGAACCAATGACTTGACCTCAATGACCCCGCTCAAGGTCAAGTCTGTTGTGGATGCTGCCGTGGTCGGTGGCGTGACCTATCAAGGCACCTTTGACGCGAGCTCCCCCGCTGACCTCAGCAACGCCACAAAGGGTGATCTCTACATCATCAGCGTGGCGGGCTCTTACCAAGGCCAAGATTGGGCGGTGGGTGACCATCTCCTCATCAATGCTGACATGGGCGGGACGCTTGATCCTAATAAGATTGACAAGGTGGACAACACCGACAGCGTGACGAGCGTGGCGGGAAGGACTGGCGCGGTTGTCCTCTCAGCTAGTGACGTCTCAGGGCTCGCGACTGTTGCGACCTCAGGCGCTTATAGTGACCTCAGCGGGACTCCAAGCCTCGCGACTGTTGCGACCACGGGGGCCTATAGCGACCTCACAGGGACACCAGATGTGCCAGTCCTTGATAATGACTATGTGACCACAACGGGCACAGCGACCGCGATTAGCGAGAATGGTCACTATGCCTATTGGTTTAACAACACGAGCTCAATCACTCTGACGCTCCCAGCACAGGGCGCTGGTGTTGTGGCTTATTTGACTTTCACAAATATCAACAGCGTTGACCACTCTGTCAGCCTTGGCAGCGGCTCTTTTAGGCTCTCCGGGGCCTCAAGCAGCTCGACCATTACGATTCCTGCAGGAAACACTCGCAGCTTTTACTACCATAGCTCGACCTATTGGGAGCTCACGAGCAACGAGCTGAATGAGATTGGTGATGTGACCATCACCTCGCCCTCAAATGGTGAGGCGCTCATCTACAACAGCACCTCAGGCGACTGGGAGAATGGCACAGTCAGCGCGAGCGTGGCGGCTCTCGATGATATTGGTGACGTGGACACTACAGGCGCAGTCGCGACCAACGTGCTCAAGTATGATGGCGCTAATTGGGTCGATGGCTCGGTCGCTTATTCTGAAGTGACAGGCACGCCTACACTCGCGACTGTTGCAACGACAGGCGCTTACTCTGATCTCACAGGCACGCCTACTCTGGCAACTATCGCGACCACGGGAGACTATAGCGACCTTAATGATTCTGTTGTGGTGCAACAGTTCAACGCGACCGCTACAGCCTCAGCCATCAGCTCAAACGCCTTGCACGTCTTCAGGTTCTATGGGGCTGGCGGCTTCACTCTGACGCTACCAACTGCAACTGTTATCAATGGCTTTGCGCTATTTAATAACGTCAGCGGCTCAGATGTGACTGTAACAGGCCCAACCTTTCGACCAAATGGAGAGGGCTCATCAGGCGGCTCAACCTCTATCACAGTCAAAGCAGGGGAGCGGCGGCTTTACTATGTAGAGACTGTAACCCTTTTATTGGAGGCTAACAGCACCCTAATTGAACACAATGCTGATGTGAGCATTACTTCGCCCTCAAATGGTGAGGCGCTCATCTACAACTCAACCTCAGGCGATTGGGAGAATGGCACAGTCAGCGCGAGCGTGGCGGCCCTCAATGATGTGGGCGACGTGACCATCACAAGCGTGGCTAATACCCAGGTCATTAAGTATAACTCGACCTCAGGGGACTGGGAGAATGGCGCGGTCGCTTATGCTGACGTGAGCGGAACGCCAACGCTCGGCACAGCAGCTGCCCTCGATGTCGGCACGAGCGCGAATAATGTCGTGCAGCTTAATGGCTCAGCGCAATTGCCTGCTGTGGATGGCTCACAGCTCACAGGGATCAGCGCGAGCGTGGCGGCTCTTAATGACATTGGTGATGTGAGCGCAGCGGCTCCCAATAATGGGGACGTGATCGCCTACAACTCGACCTCAGGCGATTGGGAGGCTACAGCGCAGAGCGGCGGCGGTGGCTCAGCTCCGAGTGTGACTGTGAGCTCTCCCTCAACTGATCAGACGCTTAGCGCGCCATCAGGGATCGAGGAGGCTTATATTTACACACCTTCAGCTAACATCACAGTCAACTTAGTCGCAGCTGCCACCTGTGGGTCAGGCTTTAAGTATCAGATCAAGAACCGATCGACCAACACGATCACGATTGATCCGAACGGTGCAGAGACGATTGACGGGGCAGCGACTTTTGATATTGCCACCCAAGAGGCGAGCGTGACGCTGATTACTGACGGCTCTAACTGGTTCATCATCTAGGAGGATTAAATGACTTATTTAGGCTCTAGTCCTCAAGCTACTGCTGTCATGATAGAGGTTTCGCTCTCCTCAGCACAGACAGCCTCAGCGGGTGATTATGTTCTATTTGACACAATCAGAGCGACTGGATCGCATGGAGTCTCAGTAAACAGCTCAACAGGCGAGCTGACCCTCGACAAATCAAAGCAATACCATGTGCAAGCAAGTATTGATGTTTCAAGGTCGAGCACGACTGGCTCTTGGAGGTTTGCATGGGTGGATGGTAGTGGTGCTGAGATTAGTACTGATCTTGGCGGATATGACGCTGAGTGGAACTATGAGCCTCCTAGCACCACGTCAGGGGGGGGGAATGCCACATATACAGCTGTGTACCAGTCTGGGCTTGCTCCAGTAGAGTCACCGATTCGTTTAAAAGCTACAACCCTCAGCCCAGCGAGCTCTATCTTGACAGCAACAAAGCTTTTAATTTTGGAGGTGACCCCATGAGCTATAAGCTCGGCATTCACACCCCTCTATTTCGCGCTCATAATACGACAAAGCAAACAGGCGTTCGAAATGGCAATAAGTTTTCCCTAGCGTCTTTTTATGGATGCGTTGGGGACTCTTACAATGTTTTTTTTGAAAAAGCTTTTGTATATGGTGAGATACGAACAGATGGAACATCTGGTGAAAATCCCAACACGGATACAGCATGGGCCGGAGGGACGATTTTGACCAAGCTGTCAGAGGGCTATCAGATTAGAACTAACGCTAACTATTCTGTGAACATGGATGATGGAATCTATGGGGTCATTCAAAACCAGGCGGCTCTAACTATTAAAGCACCAACGTACACCTCAAGCGATGTTGAAGAAACTCGAATCTTTGGAATGAGGTTGGCATGAGTTACGGACTATCTACACCAACAATCCCCCTCAATGTTGATCTTTTAACACCATACAATCTAGATGGGAGCGCTAAGTTTTTATTAGAGGCCCCCTCGACGTTTCAGACCAACATCTCATGCACTACTGGGAATAATTATTTCACTCTCTACTCAGGGAGCTCATACTATTTAGAGGCGAGCATCGTAGTGGTCAACACTGGCAGGAATGGGGCATTTACATGGCAGTTTAGAGATAAAACAAACGCTGTCAATATTGGCTCAGATGCTCAACTTAACATGAACGGCTCTTATGCAACCGTGAACAGGGTAGGTCGTAAAGTGTGCAGCGCTTTGATTCTTGATAGTGAGATCTCAACATCAATGGATATTGAGGTCATAAGGACGGCTCAGACTGGCACTGGGTGGGTCTATTTAGTAGACACCACGAACCACAGCATTAACGGCTGGAACTATGTTGGCTATCCTTCGGTACGCATTTGGCAGCTTCCATCATAAGGGTTTAAGCGATGAACTGGGACAAGATTAAAGACATCCTCACAATCTGCCTCATCCCCGCCGTGGGTTGGGCGCTCATCACCTCACGCGATGTGGGGCAACTTGAGACACGCCTTGAACAACAGGCGGGCGAGATCATGGAAGCCAAGGCCGAGATCAAGTCACTCAGCAAGCGCGCCCAGGTCATGGAGATCGCTCAAGCGAGGATTGAGACTAAGCTTGAGGTGATGGGGAGCCAGCTCACGCGGATTGAGAGCATGCTGAGCGCCTTTGAGATCAAGCCATGATTGATCAGCTCAGGGGTCAACACCTCCTCATCTTCGTGGGCGTGTGGTCTTTGGTGATCCTGGGCGCTGGCGTGTTCATTGGCTTCTCATTGGTCGAGACTGATTGCGCCACATGTGAGGCGTCTCTTGAGGAGGCTATTGATCAGCTCCACACCTGTGAGCGTCAGAGCTTGACCCCTGACCCCAAAGCGTGTGAGGATGAGCGCCTTGCTGAACGTGAGAGCTGTGAGGCGCAGATCAAGCGCATCAAGGAGCTCCGCTGTCGAATCTGTGAGGCGTCCCATGATCCCTATCCTCCTGAGCCTAATCACGCTAACTCCCCTAACTGAGCCGCTTGTTCTCACCACAGGTGAGGAGCTCAGCGCCAAGTATGTGGAGCCGTCAGATGAGTTCTGTCTCAAGCTTGAGGACTTCGCGAGGGTGCAGCATGATCTCACAGATCAGAAGCTCTATTGGGAGCGGCGGCTCCAGCTCAAGGACGAGGTCTGGATTGACAAGCTCACAGAGATTCAGCGCAACCACAAGGCTGTTCATCAGTCTTACCTAGAGGAGCAAGAGCTCTTTAAGGCTGAGCTTCAAGAGGCTCTTAAACAGCGCGACCTAGCGCGCTCTGATCTTTGGTGGTGGAGAGGGGCCACGGTTGGCCTCATTCTCTCCACAGGGGTCACGATTGTTTATCTCATAGCGAGGTAAACCCACCACCGACAGGGGCCAAGCCCCACGGAGATTCATCATGCAAAATGACC